TATTCTTTCAGTTTTACAAGCATCAAACAAACCTAATTTCTTATAATCCTCAGTAGTTTTCATGTTGATATATTTTGAATAATCTGTTGGGTTGTATTGGATAGGTTTAATTAAATTGTCAAACTCTTGCATCACTTCATCAGGAATACCATTTTTGTAAAGAGTAAGACTTTTTATTTCACCAGCTTTTGCCATCTGTAAAATGTTATAAAGCTCCTGTACTCTGTGGTGGTCAAACCTATAGGGTGCTGGACTACTCATTCTATTTTTTATTATTCTTTCAAGATGAATTTTTAAATGTTTTAATCTAATTTCTATCCATTTATCAATATCTAATTTTTTCCAAAACTTTTTTTCAAGTCCTCGATTTTTTGACTTATCAACTAATCTTGAAGGCTTTGGAATACAGTTGTTAGTAAGCCAAAAGTTGATTGTACTTGTTGGTGTATCAAACATTTTTGCAATATCAAGAGCCGTATATTCGTCATGTAAAGCTTCTTGCCCAGAAACAAATTTAATACAGCCTGTGATATCAAATTCTTTTTGTAAAATTTGCCTTATGTATTCTCTTGAAACATTAAACCTGTCACCAATTTTTTGAAGTGAGTAACCTTCATTCCTCATGCGTAAAATAATTTCATTTCTTGTTTGTCTATACTCAGGAGTGTGGTGTGGTCGATACTTGTAGTTAGTCATAATGATTTGATTTGAAAGTTTGCTAGTTGATCTTTTACTTTTTGTATTTCTGGAGAACAGTTAATAAGGTTTTTACTACCATCTTTGTTGTTTTGAAAAATTACTTTATTCATAACTTTTGTAGTTTTAGCCCAGCCTTCTTTTCTCATGTTGTGAATTTCTCTTACAACATCAATGTCAATATCTACACCGACAAAGTTTCTTATTACTCCTTCATCAGTTCTATATCCTTTACAGATAAGTTGACCATCAATATCGTACTTGCCATTAGCAGCTGCACAGTAGCAAATAAGAGCTAAATCCTGACCAGTAAAGCGTTTTCCTGAGTCGTCCATGTCGTAATCAGGTAAGTGCTGGTTAATTAGTCCATCAGAATTATGGATTATTCCAGAATCATTACAGGCATAGCACTCATAATGTGGTGCTTTAAATGTGACCTCCCTATCGATAGGTCGCCTTTTATAGTTTTTCATTTGTTTGCAAACTTTTTAAAATGCTCTTCTAAATTTTTATCTATTTCTTCATCTAAATTTCTCCACTGAGCAGAATCAAATCCAGTTTGAGTCATTTGGTGCAAGCTTTCAGTTTTTTCATCAAAGAAAAATTCACCAACATGGTCAAGTTTTATGTCTTTTTCTTCTTCAAAAGGATTTTCAGATTCTCTGTCAAGGCGAATAGAGTTTTTCATTTCAAAAAGGGGTGTTATTGGGTTTTCTAAATGTAGCGGGTTTTTTATTAAGTGTCAACAAGTATTGTTCATATTGACCATTTTTAAGATAACGAAAACAATCAGGAAACAATGGTGTGAAATTATCATTGTTTAATTGTTTTTTTCTAGCTCTAATATCGGCCTGTAAGCAATCAAATATCTTTTCCTGTGTCTTTTTACTTAACTTACAAAATTCGGCTTTTGCAAGCTTTTTAGATTGTGATACAACACGCATTGATGTAGGTATCTTTCTGTAAGCTTCCCAAAAAGGTTCAAAAAATTTATTTGCAGGTTTTTTCTGACTAATAGTTTTATAGTTATTTGTTTTAGTTAGATTGTTATAGTTAGGGTGACTCTGTGACATAGGGGCTATGACTTTCTGACATACCCCCTGTGACTCTCTGTCATAACCCTGTGACTCTATGACACCCCTGTTTGTTACTGATGGCCCTATCACAGGTGTTGGTTTGAAATGTTGCCAGACGGCCACTCTGTAGCAGTTTGTCCTTTGGTTATTTTCATCAATCCTGATCTGTTTTTGCAACAGGCCAAGTTCTACTAACTGGTTAACAGTTCTAATTACTGTGCGAGGAGACATCATTGCATCTTTGGCGATTGTGGCGTAACTAGGCCAAATGTTTGGATAATATGACTGCAATACCCAAATCACTGAGAGTTGGTTTGGTGTGACTTTGCCTTTCAAAGCTGTCGGCAAAGCTATGAATGGGGTATTCTCTGGAATAAAACTCATTTTCTATGGAATATATTATTTCTGTGAAAGGCATGGAATCTGCTCCACAGGGAAGCAAAAAACACGTTGGCAATGGAATAATGATTGAAACAAGTAAACGTTTGAAGTCATGGCGTAAACAGGTGGAAATGAGAGCAAAGTTGATAGTGGACGATATAATCAAAGAACCAGTTGAGGTTGAGGTGGTGTTCTGGTTTCAACGTCCGAAGCTTCACTATCTCCCTAATGGCATGATTCGTCAATCAGCCCCTGTGTATATCACTAATAAAAACAAAGGTGATCTGGACAAACATTGCAGAGCATTACTGGATAGTCTAACTAAATCCGCATTTGCTGACGATAGCCAAGTTGTATCTTTACACGCTGTCAAAAAGTACTGTGAAACAGAATCTGAAACTGGTGCAAACATAAAAATAAGAACAATCAATGAAACGGATTTCATGGGTAGCTTGTCCTAAGTGCCAAGAATACACAGATCAAAAAGTAAGAAGATCAGACCGCAACTCAAAACACGTTATTGTCAGACGTAGAGAATGTTTCAAGTGCAGCCATATTTGGCACACAATCCAATATCCAGAAATGATTGTTCCTGATATAAAAGCAAAATATACATTGGTTGAGTAGTCGGGTGATGGATCGGCTCTTCGCATAACCGCCCTGCCTTCCCTAAGTCTCACAATAGGTGTTGTATGGCTTTCAGACTGGCTTTGCAACAGTCATCAGGCTACCCGACTCATAATTCATTCAATGCGTGTTCGAGAGAATAAACAACTCTGGATATGATGCCAGCGTCAAGATATTCTCTTGCCACCCCAGATCCTTTTGTTGATGGATTCTTTTTCAAAAACTGCCTCAGCCTGTGAGCATCTTCAGCTTTGATGTTGAGAAAAATGTTCATGTAGTTTTTCAAATACACGAAGTTGTAATCTCTTACATTTAGATATTAACCTCTAAAACAATGGATCATCAAATTCTGGGATATTAGCAGTGTAGATAATATCGTCACAATTTTTGATCTGAAGCTGTATCAATGCAATTTTTTCTATTGCTGCATAGACCTCTGGCTTAGTTCTAGGCTCACAAAGATAATCCACATACTTTTCTGACTCTTGCTCCAGAAAAGCTTTTTTAAATTGATATTCAAGTTTGTCTTGAGTCATTTTCTAAATCAAGAATCCGTTGAAGTGGGATAGCTGCACATTGAGGAATTAAACCATTACCTAACAACTTAAGTCGTTCTGTTCTATTTGTGAATAATCCAGAGGCAATCCCATCATCAGTTCGACAAATTGCGGGTTCAACACCATATTCTCTCCAGTTTGGGTTGAGTTTATATTTTGTATCTCGCCAGAGTGGTGTATTTGGGCGGCTATTTCTGTCTCTAAATATTTCTTGTGTTTTAAATTGGCTAAATTTTTGGATAGCTTCATTTTCATTCCTAGTGATGCTCTTGGTGTTGGGAGCATTGAATTGAATAGCTCCTGAGTTTTTGGGTTGACTGCTTCCCTTAGAGTTCCTAGTTGTGTCCTCCCTTTCCTTGATCCCTCCATTTGTTTTTTTAGAGCCTCTGGACTTCTCTGTGGTAAATGATCCATTGTTGTCGGAGTTGGTAAAGTCTCTGTTTGTTGCAAGTAACCACCATCTGTCTCTGTGGTGACAGGCTCTGACAAAATCACTTGCTCGAAAAGTTGACCAGCACGCATCAAACCCTGCTTTGGAAAGCTCTCCGAGTACAGTTCCCATTCCGTTATTAAGGATCGCTGCCACGTTCTCCAAGATGACGTATTTTGGTCGAACCACGCATACGACTCGCATGAGTTCGTAAAAGAGTCCCGACCTCGTTTCTTTGGTAATCCCAAGCCCTTTACCTGCGACACTAATGTCGGTACATGGAAATCCAGCTGAAATAACGTCTGCTGAATATGGTTCTGGTTTGAAGGTTCTGATGTCATCGTGAATAGGAACTAAAGGCCAATGTTTTTTAAGTACTTTTTGACAGTATGAATCAATTTCGCAAAATTGTATTGTTTCAATACCGCCTACAAGTTTTTCAGCAGCGTAAGTAAACATACCACCGCCACTAAAAAGATCAAACATTTTTAATTTTTTCATATTTAATTATTTTGTTCATAATAATCATCTGAATCAAGAACATAATTTATTTCAAGATTCTGGACTTGTTCTGTATCTTGTGGGCTTTTCTTTCTTGCCTCTTTGAGCATCATCTTAAGAGCCTTGATTTGTGCTTCTTGTTCAGATTTTGCGTTAATGTCATAAACGCTGCAAGAAGTTCTAATGTAAACGTCAAATTTCATTTAACTAAGCTCCTACTGATAAGTAATAACCATCAGCCTTTACAAAATACATATCTTCCCAGTCATCTTTTTCGTCTTTCCATGTTTCTGCAACACAGCCACAGTTAACAATGATTGCAGCTTCAACAGCCTTTAAATCTTTTTTATGTACCCTGCAAAAAATTGGGTCTTTCCAATTTCCTGTTGGAAAATGCACTTTGTCAAAAGCTTCATCAAGCTCTTGTTTTGTAAATCCAAAATCTTTTAAATAGTTGTCCATTTTGCGAAGTAAGTAAAGAACAATAGGCCGATCTCTCGACCTCATGTACTTAATATATATGTATTAAATATATATGTCAAGCTTTTACCTCTAATTACCTCTATATGTTTTGAATCTGTAACAATATCTTATAGGTATTGACAGGTAAACAAAGGTAATATAATATAGATATATGGCTGAGATAGCCGTTCTTTCGCAAGGTATTTTAAATGACCAAAACAAAACGAGCAAAAGCAATTCCACATTATGTCGTTTTCAAGTGGAACAAAAATCACCCAATGATTGACCCTATGTATCCCATTAAAAAAGAGTGGGAGATTGTCAAAGAATATGATGACACTTTCAAATGGGATAGCGTTCTTTATCAGACATGGTTCTTTGATACAAAGGCTGAAGCAAAACAGTTTGTAAAGGAGAACAAGTAATGACTACTACTAAAACACAAGCTGAAAAAGATCAGCACAAGAGAGACAGGTTTAAAGCTCTCTTTCCTCAAAGAGTTAACGCTTTAGTTATGAGACACAAGCAACTCTTGAACCTTGCTAACCAAAGCAACTACAAGTTCACAGAAGATGAAGCAAAACAAGCGGTCAGACTTTATGAACTAATGCTTGATGGAGCAAAAGAAAAATTCACAGATGTTGAATCTTATCCACTTATCAAAATTCAATTCGATCAAACGGAGCTTGACTAATGCAAAACTTTTTCCTTTTACTCGCTGGCATGGGGTTGTTCTATACAACCCTTACTGGAACTTTATATGACATGACAGTTGCAGATTGCAATGCTGGCATTGAACTTGCTTGTCAGGAGCTTCAGAAATGACTTTTGAAATGACACGCATAAAGCAAAGGCTTGCTGATCTTGAAAACAATCAAAGCCACTTACTTAAAATTACAACTGGTCTTTTACAACAAGTAAAAACCACACAGCAAGCAATTCTTGAACTTGAAGAAATTGTCAAAAAAAATACTGGTAAAGACCACCCCTGATCTCTACCAGTACCCACCCATTTGTCCTAACACCAGAGGACACCATTACTATAACAAAATGGAATCTTTAAACAACACCACACCACACATAACGTCAGTTGATATTGACGAACAAGTGTATAGGTCAGACCCAGCTATTGCAGCATCTGACTTGAAATATGCCATAGATCATGGCTTACAGGCTTTTCATACTTACAAGTATGGCAAGAACAATCCTCCCAGAATTGC